CAGATCAAAGAACGGGTTTTACCTGGCGATCCCGACCGAGGCCGCTGGCAAGGGCCGGGGTGGCGCGCGCCTGACACCGGGGGAATGGGAACGTCGTCGAGGTATGCGACTGCGGTTTATCTATCGTCGAAACGGGCCGAGCCTGTTGGTTGCGGAAAAGGCGCGGATTAACACGCGGGGTACGGCCGTTGCATCGCGCTCCAAAACCGGACGCGGACAGGTCACAGCGCCGATATTCATTCTGGTGCCGCAGGTGAAACTGCGCAAACGGCTTGATTTGGCGCGGGATGCGGAGCGGGTGGCTGGGTCCGTGCCGGGATTAATTGTGAAGAAGTGGGAGGAAAAATGATGGTGGCCCGTCAGTTTGCATTCAGCCCATGGGCCTTTGACCCAAGTTTTCCCTTCCAAGCCGTTTCTCTTGCGATGATTTCTTGAGGTGCCATATCCGGAGACGTCACTTCGAGAATGCTGATTTGAAAATTCACTTTGGTTCGCGATTTCAACAATTTGTTTCCTCCATGACCATCTGCGACATAAGCGCTCCACCGCCCCCAAAAGCCGGTTTCGCCGTAAGCTGATCCAACATATTGATCGCCGGTTTTCGGGCAAACCAATAAGTAGACACCCTGAACAGAACTGAGTGCCCCACGCCAAGAAGGTGGCAACACTGGCAACTCCTCCAGACATGAACTGAATTGCGAAAAGCCCGGAAAAACTTGCTCACGTGCAGATTGACGCAATTCAATCACGTCCTTCCTCTTGTTGGCGGCCCATTGCGACCAGGAGCGTGTCGAGTTTCCCCAGTGAATGAGAATACGCTCTCGCAGGTCTTCAAACTCAGGCATTGGATTAATATCATAAACAAGAGTTTCGGCGCGAGGTGTAAAACAGCGTTCACTGCTGCAATGGAAAGTTGCCAAACGGGTTCCCTTGCCGAACTTCCATGAATCTCGGATAGAATAGGCACCGACAAACAGTGCTGTGAATTGACCGTCAGGCGATTTTGGCCCTGGGATGAAATGAAACGTCGTCGCTGCCCTTGCGTAAGGATCCAACCCTGCATCCTGATACGTGATCGCATGTAGAAAATGGCGATTTCCTGCCATGTATTCAGCAAGTATTTCACTGTTATGGCGGACAAGCCTAGCGCCTTTGGGATCAACGCCTCGTTTCTCGATGATCTCGGAAAAATTCAGCAACGGTTCCAAATGAGCCTCAAATCAACAGCACAACGACTACACGAATTGTGACTCCTTGTTCTGTGCAACGCAAGGCTCGTGCTTACAACCAACATAGTGTCGAAATGAAAAACTATGCCCACACCCCGAGAAACTATCCTGCAAGCCTTGCTTGCGGCTCTGCAAACCGTGCTCGGTGCAACCGTGCTGCGTGGCGTGATTCTGCCCGAACGCATACCGACTGGCGGTCTGCTGATCCTGCGCGACGGCGACCCTGACAAGCCGGAAGTGACCCTGTCGCCACTGCGCTATCACTATGAGCACAGGGCCGAGGTCGAGGTGATCGTGCAAGGCAAGACGCCTGCCGCCCGTGATGCCGCTTTCGATGCGCTGCTGGCCGAACTGGCCATCGCCATCACAACCGACCGCACATTCGGCGGCCTCTGCGACTGGCTGGAGGCTGAAGCCCCGCAACCGGTTGATTTGCCGGTCGAAGGTGCCGAAGGGCTGAAAGCGGCCATCGTGCCGATCATCCTGACCTACACCACCGCCGATCCACTGGGCTGAAACTTCACAAAAAGGAACCTGAACATGGCACGCGCACAAGGCGCGCGGTCGCAACTCGCGGCTGCGTTCGAGACAACCTATGGCACCGCACCGGCAAGCGGGTATTTCCAGATGCCGTTTGCCAGCGCCTCACTGGGGGCGGAACAACCCCTGCTGACCTCCGAACTTCTGGGCTATGGCCGCGATCCGCTTGCGCCGATCAAGGATGCGGTAACGGCGGATGGCGATGTGGTGGTGCCGATCGATGCGGAAGCGTTCGGGTTTTGGCTGAAGGCAGCGTTTGGAGCACCAACCACCACGGGGACCACCAACAAGACCCACACCTTTACCTCCGGCAGTTGGAGCCTGCCGAGCCTGTCGATCGAGACCGCAATGCCGGAGGTGCCGCGCTATGCGATGTATTCCGGCTGCAAGCTTGATCAGCTTTCCTGGCAAATGCAGCGCTCGGGGTTGTTGACCGCCACCGCCAAACTGATTGCCCAGGGCGAGAGCGCGGCAAACACTTCGGCCGCCGGAACCCCCACCGGTTGGACCCTGCAACGGTTCGGCCATTTCAACGGCTCGATCAAGCGCAACGGCACCAGCCTCGGCAATATCGTCTCGGCCGACATTCAATATGCCAACAATCTTGACCGGATCGAAACCATCCGCTCGGACGGACGTATCGACGGAGCGGACCCGTCCATTGCAGCCCTGACTGGCAAGATTGATGTGCGCTTTGCCGATATGACTCTGATGGATCAGGCGCTGAACGGCACCGCATCGGCGCTCGAATTTTCCTATTCGATCTCCGCCAATGTCAGCCTGACCATCACGGCCCACGCGGTTTACCTGCCGCGCCCGCGCGCGGAAATTCAGGGCCCGCAAGGCATTCAGGCCAGCTTTGACTGGCAGGCGGCCTTTGACGCCACCGCGGGTCGGATGTGCACCGTAACCCTCAAAAACACAATCGCGAGTTATTGATATGCTGAAACTGAACCTCTCAAACGAACCCGCTTGGCTTGATCTGGGCCATGGGGTGCGGGTGTTTCTTGCGCCTCTGACCACGGCTATGATGGTGGCCGCCCGGAGTGACTCGGCGCTTGCCGCGTTGCCTGAGGATGCCACGGACGAGGAAAGCGCGTTGGTTTTTGCCAAGGCGCTGGCGCGCAACACGGTCACGGATTGGGAGGGTGTGGGTGATGAGACCGGCATCCCGGTGGATGTCAGTTCCGAGGGCATCGACGCCCTGCTGGATGTCTGGCCGCTGTTTGAAGTCTTTCAGACGGAATATGTCGCGGGTGGTTTGCTGCTGGATGCGGAAAAAAACGTCTCTGCGCCCTTGCCGAGTGGTCCTTCGGTGGGGGCGATGGATACTGTGAGGCCTGTGAAAAAACCTGTGAAGACTGCCCGCAAGTCCTGAACCGGCCACAGAGCTTTGAAGGCTGGCAGGTCTGGGATCTGGTTACCCGTCTCGGGGGTCAGCTACGCATCACGGCTGCGGGCACGATTGTGGGCTGGGACTTCTGCGCGGCGCTGGGCATGGCAAATGCACTCGGGATCAATTCTGCGCCGGTCGCGGAAATCCTGCCTTTGATTGAGGCGGTGATGGTCAGAAAGATCACTGAGCGAATGAGCGGGCACGAGGAAGCCGATATCAGCTCTTGATCTTCTCGATCAGAGTAACGTTAGCCAGGCCGTCGAAATGCCGATCGCAGGTGATAAGAGACGCGCCATGCGCCAGTGCTGTCGCGAAGATGATCGCATCGGCTGTCGCCAGCTTATATTCCCGACAGGCTTCGGCTGCGGACAGGGCAATCTCGCTATCGAGCGGCACGACGTTGCAGACTTGGGTAAAGGCAATCACCTGATCCGCCTTGTCTTCGCCCACTTCGTGGGTGAGCCATTTGGCCAGTTCCAGCTGAACCATGGTCGGTACCAGCCAGTCGGCCTGCTCCGGCAGATGCGCTTCGACCTTCTCTCCGGTTGGTGAGGCGATCAGCCACTCGATCCATGCCGAGGTATCGACAAGCACCATCAGAAACGATCCGATCGATCACGAAACTCAGACGTCCTGGCTCCTTTTGCCAGACCCTTCAGAGCGCCCCGCTTCGGGACAGGGACCAGAAGAACCCCCGTGCCCTTGGGAACGAAAGCGAAAGTCAGCCCGGCTTGCCAGTGTTGGGCGGTTCGTATCGCTTTGGGGATCGAGATCTGAAACTTGGATGACAAGGTTGCGGTCTCAGGCATGTTTTTACCCTCTTTTGATCGATACTAATAACGTAAGACATCCTACTGGATAATTCAAGGAAACTGAACAATGGCAGAAAAGCGCGTCTCCGTGCGCCTCGCGGCTGTTGGCGGCAAGCAGGTCAAGGCTGAGTTTGAAGGCATTGGCGAGGCTGGCAAGCGCGGTTTTGGCAAGGCCTCGCGCGAGATGGAAGTCGCCAATGCGCGTCTGGCCCGTTTTGCCCGTCGGGCGAAAATCGCCGCCGGGATCATGGCGGCGGCTGCCGTGACTGCCGGCATTGCCATGGTGCGATCGGGCCTCAAAACCATCGATGAGCAGGCAAAACTTGCCGCTTCGCTGAACACCACGACTGCTAGCCTACAGGTCCTGGCCCGCGCGGCTGATCTGGCCGGGGTATCCCAGGGCGAGGTCGAACAAGCCACGATCATGATGACCAAGAGCCTGAGCCAGGCGGCGCAGGGGACGGGCCCCGCGGTGAAGGCCTTGCAACAGTTGCATCTGTCGGCGGCTGATCTTGCGAACCTGCCGATCGATGAAAAGATGGCCGCCATTCAGGATGCGATTGCCAAGTTCATCCCCAAGGCCGAGCAGGCGGCAGTGGCCTCACAGATCTTTGGGGCCCGTGCCGGTCTGATCTTTACCCGCATCGACAGCGCGACATTGCGTCAAGCCACACAGGATGTGCAGGACTTTGGCGTCGCGGTGTCGGAAGGGGATGCCGCGCAGATCCAGCGCACCAATGACGCACTTTCCCGGATGGGATTGCTTTGGCGGGGGATATCAAACCAACTGGCGGTGGCAGCAGCTCCGGCACTGGAAGCAATCGCTAATGCCATGGCCGCAATCGGCAAGGTCACCGGCCCCTTAGGCCGAGCCATCAAGGTCCTGTTCGACAATATCGGTGAGATTGCCACCATTGCCGTCACCTTCGCTGCTGTTCTTGGTGGCCGACTTGTGGTTTCTCTCGCCAGCGCCGTGCTCGGGATCAAAGGGGTTTCACTCTCCCTGGCAGTTCTCAGGGGTGCAATCATCCGCACCGGGATCGGTGCACTGATCGTCGGCGCGGGGGAGTTGATCTACTGGTTCGGCCGTCTCGCCGGTGGCGCTGGCGGGTTTGGCAAAGCCATGGGCCTTCTGAAGGCTGTGGCGCTTGAGGTCTGGGAGCGGATTTCTGAGGGGGCCTGGGGAATTGTGCTGCGCATGTGGTCGGTCACCGACAGGCTGAAAGCAACCTGGTTTGATGCGCTGGCCGCCATGCAGGATAAATGGGCGCTGTTTTTGAAAGCCATTTCTGGTGCCGCTTTCAAGGTGCCGGGCATGGAGGCTCTTGCAAATGATCTGGCCTTTGAGGCGGGCATGGCCGGTCAGGCTGTGGACCAGATGCGCGCACAGGCCGATGAATTCCGGTTTTATGCCGCCAATCTTTCCGGCCAATCAGATGTGCTGGCAACAAACCTCGCCCGGCCACTCAAATCCGTGCAGGCATTACGCGATGCCATGAAAACGGCAAACGCTGACAGCGAAGATGCGCTCGATGGTACCAGCAAAGCGTCCGAACGCGTCGCGGCATCCGTCAACAAGGCAGGTGGCGCTGCGAAAAAAGCGGCTGACATTGCCAAATCCGCCTGGGAGGTGGCCGCAACATCCCTCAAGACCTATGCCACCAATGCCGCCGATATCGGCAAAGTGCTTGGCGACACGCTGATGGGGGCGTTTCGGAGTGCCGAGACCGCGTTCAGGAAATTCATCAAAACCGGAAAACTTGATTTCAGGAGCCTTGCCAGTTCCATTCTGGCCGATCTGGCAATGATTGCGCTGAAAAAGAGCATCCTTGGCCCGATTGCAAACTGGCTTTCGGGGTCGTTCGGGTCGGTATTTGCCAGTGTTTTTCATGATGGCGGGCTGGTGGGGGGCTCGATTGGTGGCACGGCGCAACAGCGCATGATACCGGCAATGGCCTTTGCCAATGCGCCGAGAATGCATGGCGGAGGATGGGCGGGCCTGCGCCCTGATGAGGTTCCGGCGATCCTGCAGCGCGGTGAGCGGGTGCTGAGCCGCCGCGAGGTTGCAGGGTCCCTGCAAGCACAAAGCGCTGTCGGGCCAGAGGCCCGCACAACAACAATCGTGCGGATTGATCTGTCGCCAGATCTTGAAGCGCGATTGCTGCGGCAATCACAAACCCAGGCCGTTGAAATCACCCGCGACGGCATTCGCCAATATGACCGTCTGGCATTACCGGCGCGCGTCTCCCAGATCGCGGCCGATCCAGGTGTAACTGGCTGATGGTTCAGACCTTGCCGATGCCGCTCGCGGATTTCTGGTCACCGTTGCGGGTTGCATCTCTGTCTCTCAGCCTGCCATCGGCTTCGGAGCTTTCACGCACCGCCGGGGGTGAAATCATCGTGGCCGAGTTGGGTGCACGGCTGTGGACCGCCCGTGTGACGCTGGTACCGATCAGTATTGAGAATGCCGCCGCATTACAGGTCAAGCTGCGCCTGCTTCAACGCGCCGGGGCCTCCCTGCATGTTTCGCCACGCATCGGAAATTATCCGGCGCGTGATCCAAACGGGGTCATTGCAGATTCATACATAACCATTGCCAGCCTTCCCTTGGGCAACCAGACATTGTCACTGGCAGGCTTGCCATCGGGCTATGCCTTGTCGGCCGGGGATTATCTGTCCTTCAGCTATGGCACTCCGGCAATCCAGGCATTTCACCAGCTGGCTGGGGATGCGCGCGCCGATGCGTTGGGCGTCACCGCGGCCTTTGAAATCGTACCGCAAATTCGGCCCGGCGCCGCAATTGGCGCGTCTGTCACACTGGTCAAGCCGGCTTTTAAGGCCCTGCTTCTTCCCGGTTCGCTCAACGAGGGTGCCCTGCAGCGTACGCGCCTCAGCGGTATTACCTTTGACCTCATCCAGACCCTGAAAGCCTGATATGCGTGCCTACGATCCAACAACGCTCAATCATACAGCTACCGCAAGTAGTCTTGTGGCTCAAATCCTGCTGTGGATTGAGGCAAAAGACCCGTTCGGCCAACCAGCCCCCGTCGGTTTGTGGACCGGGGAGGATGACCGAAGCATTACAGTTGCCGGGCAATCACGACCCTATGAAGGGGCCGGTGAACTTCTCGCAATCGAGCCGATCACTTATCGCCAGGGACTGGATGTACGGCTGCACAAGATGGTGCTTTCGGGCCTTGGCAGCGACACCGAAGCTCTGCTGAGCGGTACGGATGCACGGCTCGCACCGGCTGATCTTTACCGGGTGATCATGGACGTTTCCACGCGCGAGATCGTCGGTAGCCCGCACCGGTTGATCCGGGGTTGGGTCAATGAACTGGTGATCAACACGGGTCACATCAGTGGCCCGGGCGGAGGTAGTGATGCTGGCAAAAGCACGGTTGAATTGACGCTTGCCACCAGTGCCCGGGCCCTCACCAGAACACTCGCGCTCAAATATGCCGATGCAACCCAGCAGGCAAACATGCCAGGTGACGGGTTTTTCCGCTGGGCGGCCATTTCAGGGCAGGTGCAGGTCAAATGGGGATGAGATCAGACTGGCGGGCTCGCCTTGGCGCTTATCTCGCGACTGAGGCCCGCAGGCCGTTTGAATATGGCACCAGCGATTGTGCTTTGTTTGCCGCCGGCGCACTCAATGCAATGACGGGTTCTGATCCGTCTGCCAACTATCGCGGGCGATATACTACGCTGCGTGGTGGATTGCGGATCCTGCGCAAAGACGGGTTTAGGGATCACGTTGAAAGAGCGGCCGCCTTGCTCACAGATGTGCCACCTCAACGCGCCCGGGCCGGAGATATTGCCGTTGTGAAAACGGCCGATGGGCCTTCGCTCGGCGTGGTACAGGGCGAATGGATCGTGGTTCGCACAACGACCGGTCTCGGGTTCGTGCCGATCGATCAGGCGACGCGGGTGTTTCGATCTTGATCCGCCTTGTTTTGGTTTTGACATGGCTGCTGATCTTGCCCTCAAGCGCCCATGCCGCACCGGTCGTGACCTTCATTGCTGGCATTGTCAGCGCCATCAGCGCCTTTGCGGCCACAAGCTGGCTGGCCGGTGCCATCGTGCGCATCGGGGTCGGTCTTGGGCTTTCGGCCCTTTCACGCGCGTTGTTGCCGCAACAATCACGCCCCAGTGGTTTGCAAACCAATGTGACGCTGAGCGGGGCAACCACCCCGCAGAGCTTTATCCTCGGGCGATATGCAACATCCGGTTCTCTGGTCTGCCCGCCGATGACCCATGGGGCCAGCAATGAATACCTGACCTATGTAATTACGCTTGGCGCTCTCAGGGGTCAGACCCTGAAGCGCTTTGCCGTCAATGGAAAATGGCAAGTTCTGGCGGCAACAACTCATGCGGATTACGGCTCCGACGTCGCCGGGGACAATACCGGCAACCTCTGGATCAGGATTTATGATGGCAGCCAGATCGTGGCCGATCCGATGTTGCTGGCGAAATACGCCAGCCATCCGGACACGCCCTGGAGCACAGATATGGTCGGCACCGGGATTTGCTATGCGGTGCTGACGGTCAAAGCCAATGCCGACCTCTGGTCTGGCTTGCCAACGTTTCGTTTCGAGCTTGATGGCATCCCAATTTATGACCCGCGCCTTGATGACACCGCAGGCGGCATCGGGACCATGCGCTGGGGTGATCCAACCACCTGGACTGCCTCAGAAAACCCCGCTGTGATGATCTACAACATCATGCGCGGGATTGCCTTGACGGGTGGCGAGACCTGGGGCGGGGATGTGGCACCTGAAGACCTGCCTTACGCCAATTGGGCCGTGGCTATGGAGGATTGTGATGAACCGGTGCCGGACGGTTCCGGTGGCACCAAAGCGCAATATATGGTGGGTTTTGAAGTGCGCGTCAGCGAACAACCGAAAGCCATCATTGAAGAACTGCTGAAATCCTGCGCCGGTGAAATGGCCGACATTGGCGGCATCTGGAAAATCCATGTTGGCGCGCCGTCATTGCCAACTCTGTTTTTGAATGATGACGATATTCTGGTTTCTGAAACCCGTCAGTTGCTGCCGTTTCCGGGTCTTGAGCAAACTCATAATGGCATCAGCACCACCCATCCGGATCCGGAACTGCTCTGGGAGGCAAGCGAGGCAGCACCGCTTTCGGATCCGGTTGCGGTGTCAGCGGACGGTGGCCGTAACCTGACCGCCACTCTTGGCCTGCCAAGTGTCTGGGATGGTGAGCAGGTCACAAGGTTGCAGCAAAGCTGGCTGAAAGATGACCGGCGCTGGCGGCGCCACAGCCTTAGCCTGCCACCCCGCTGGGTGGCCGCCGAGCCTTTTGATGTGATCAGCTGGGATAGCTCGCGCAATGATTATGCGGCAACGCAATTCGCAGTCCTTTCGGTGACCGACAATCCGATGACGCTCAGCCAGCGCGTGGTGCTGCGCGAGGTCAATCCCAACGACTGGAGCTTGTGAGATGAATACGTTTCAGGGAGTCATAATTCGCTTGGATGAGGCTGTGGAAAAAATTTCTAAATGGTATTTCCGGCACCGTCATATCGGATGAGGGGCATGATGTTGCTTGCAAGTACCGTTATTTCGAGGACCACAGGCAAGATAGTGGTGTTGCCGTCATGTTGGCGCCAAAGGGCACCACCTGATCGTGGTCGTAAAGAACAAGCCCTTGAATGAACCGGTCTCCACATGCCTCTGCTAGTTTTCGCATCCCGGAAAAATCTGAAGCGGAAACAGTAGCCGATGATTTAACTTCGATTCCAACCACTTCGCCACGCCTGTTCTCGATGACAATGTCCACTTCGTTTTTATCTTTGTCTCGAAAATGAGAGAAGGAAACCCTTTGATCACTCCAGGTGGCAATTTTCTGCAACTCACTGAAAACGAATGTTTCCAGAATGGCCCCGAACGGAGTCTTGTTCTTGCGAAGGATATCAAGGGAAATGCCCCGCAGAGCGGCAAGCAGCCCGGCGTCCAGAAAATGAAGTTTGGGCGACTTGGTCAACCGTTTCAGCTTGTTTGTAAACCATGGCTGGAGTGTCTGAACAACGAAAAGGTTTTCGAATATACCCGTGTATTTTCGAGTGGTGACGTGGTTAAGGTCAATCGCGCTACCAATGCCTGAGTAATTTACGAGCTGGCCGGAATGTTCGGCCAGGATGCTCAGCAGTTTTGGCATGATTGCCAGCTGTTCAATTTGTGCAACATCGCGAACGTCACGTTGGACAATGGCGTCAATATAGCCGTGATACCAATCCTGTCTGCGGCCCCACTTCTTTCGAGCGATAGCTTCCGGATAACCCCCTGCCAGAACAATCTCCATCAGGTCATCACCAAGGATGGTTTTTTCAACGGTTGGTGAGATCCCATTGAATACGTTTTCCAGAAATGTCGATCTTTTGCTCTCGATCTCTGACCGGGAGAGTGGCAGAAGTTTTACTACTTCCATTCTACCGGCAAGTGAATCCGCGATGCGCGGTATGGTCATGATGTTGGCAGAACCGGTCAGAAGGAACCGGCCGGGGCGCTTGTCCTGGTCAACCTCAGCCTTGATCGCCAACAACAGATCGGGCGCACGTTGAACCTCGTCGATGATGGCCCTGTCAAGCCCGCGCAGGAACCCGACGGGATCTTCACTCGCGGCAGCAAGTACGGTTGCGTCATCCAGAGTGAAGAACGGTATCTCGTTGGCCGCGATTTCGGTTGCCAGAGTTGTTTTTCCAGACTGTCTGGGCCCGGATATGAAGACAACTCGCGTGTCAACCAACGCCTCATTTATCCGGTTTTTGACAAAGCGTTCGTACATTCCATATCCCCATACAGCGCGACCATTTGAAACTACTATACCGACCAATTGAAAGTCAACATGCGACCAATTGAAACTGAGTGGCCGACTATTTGAAATAGAGGTCGCATCACCGCCACCCTGTCAACCCCAACGACTGGAGCTTATGAGATGAGCGCTGAAATAACCTTCAAGCGCGGCGATACGATCGCGTTTGACTGGGAAGAATATTGGGACGTGGCCATGACCCAGCCACGGGATTTGAGTAATGTCACCATTGCCTGCTGGGCCGAACATGAAACCGGCGTGCGCGTAATCCTGAGCGTGACTGTTACGGATGCACCCGGCGGCAAACTCCATATGGTGGATCCGGCCAGCGTGTCCTCGCCCTGGCTGATCGGCATCTGGACAGTGGATGTGGAATTTACCGAGGCCGGAGCGGTCAATTCAAGCCCCTCCTGGCAGATCAGGATCGAGCGGGATATCACCAATGCCCAGTAGGATCATCGTAACCGGCAGCACCGGTGTGGTTTCAGCGGGCGGCACCGGTTCGGTTCTGCTGATCTCGGGCGGGCCCATTGTGTCTGTGATGATGACCAATCTCGCTGTTGCCGCGGCAAACTCGGCAGCCGCTGCCTCCGCCAGTGAGGTAAACGCCTTGGGGAGTGCGAATTCCGCGGCGGCAAAAGCCCTGGAGGCAGAAAGTTCGGCCGCCAGTGCCGCGGCCAGCGCAGTCATCGCTGCCAGTGCGCCGGTGACCTCTGTGGCCGGTAAAACCGGTGATGTGACCCTCGGGAAATCCGATGTGGGTCTTGGCAACGTCAATAATACATCGGATTCCGCCAAGCCGGTCTCAACCGCGATGCAGGCCGCACTCAATGCCAAGGCCAGCCTGACCGGAGCCACATTTACCGGCACTGTAACCGCGCCGAACTTTGTTTCCTCGTCAGATGCGCGCCTGAAATCCGACATCAAAACTATCGACGATGCTCTGGGCCTCGTGCGGGACCTGCGCGGCGTTCGCTACTTGATGGACGGCACGCCGGGCATTGGCGTGATTGCCCAGGAGATCGAACCGATCTTGCCGGAAATCGTCTCCGAAGCCGATGGCCTGAAACGCGTGGCTTACGGCAATCTCGCGGGCCTTCTGATTGAGGCAATCAAGGTTCTGGCTGATGAAATCGATCATTTGAAAGGGGCAAAAAATGCTTGAACACCATAAAGGGTTTTACGCGCTCACCGGCAATGGTCCTTACCGCATGGCGGTTGATCTCACCGACACCGTTCTGACCATTGGACTGTTCAAGGGGATCGAAGCGGACAAGATTGATATCAGCTTTGATGTTTTGGCGGCGCATATTCAAACAGCCCCGCGCGAGGGCGGACGGTTTGATCCGGCTTACGCGGGGTTTGTGACCGGTGATCTGCCGGGTAGCACAACGCTTTACCGCTATCTTGGCCGGGTCTCGCTTGATCTGGCGGGGGCGCGTGGCAAGGACGAATTGGTCGATTACAGCCGGATCGAGCTCACATGCAGGAGCGATGGCCAGCTGAATACCTGGGAAAACCGCCTGATCCGCAGCCGGTTTGACAAGAACGAGCTTGGGGTGCGCAACCGCGCGAAGGGCGACCTCACCCATCTTTGCTATATCTGGATGCCAATCATGACCGGATCCCTGGCTGACGCCCGCATTATTCTGATTGGTGATCCCGAAGCGCATATTCTGCTTGGAAAAACCCCCATGCCGCAAGCCATCGATAGCGCGGCGTTTCCGTCCAACAGCCGTGGCTATCTCGATTGTTACTGGTCAGCCAGCACACCAAACGGTCTGACGGTGCCGGCTGGCGGAAGTGTGAACATCCCGATCCAACTGGTTGAAAACGCCGATGGCTCAAACCTTGCCCATTCCACCAAGCTGAAGCTCGATGCGCTCAGCGGCTATCTTCCGAAAAAACGCGTCGCGACCGAAACGGATGGCAGTGCCGCAGTGACCGTAACGGCCCTCGGCTTGGACCCCGGCGACCTTCTCGATGTGAAAATCAACACCGACCATTACACCGGCATCGGCCGCATCCAGGTGGAAGTGGTCTGATGCTGCAAGCCATCTACCCGAGTTTTATCCTGCACAAGCAATGGGAAATGCCGGATGCCTTCAATGAGGGTCTCGCAGAAATTGCGATGAATGAAGCTGCCGAGCACCGGATCACTGAAGAAGATAATCCGCGCAACCTCGGTAACCGATCCAACCATTTTGGCCATGTGCGCCACAATATGCTGGAAGATCATAAGCGGGATGTAAATGTGCGGCAATTGCTGGGGATGGTGCGCGATGCGATCGGCGAATATCTGATCTCGGCCTACGGCTATACCTTTGACGGTGAAATCCTCGCCAGCGCCGAAACCTTCTTTCAGCAACGGGATCGCGGTGAAAACCTCGGCATCTTCACCCACAGTCACCGCAAGTCCGATTTTGTCGTCACCTATTATCCACTGGTCGAGATTGATCCGGAATCTGCCGAGGATCAACTTCGCTCCGGCGCCCTGCGGTTTTATGACCCCGCCGGGGTTGGTCAAAGGCTCTGGCCGAATATGAATCCGCGCGTACACTGCGGTAGCTGGTTCCAGATCATTCCACGAACGGGCTCGATGGTGGTGTTTGAAGGCCATGTACCGCATGACAGCAGTTATTTTGAAGGTGCGCGCCGGGTCTGCATTCCCGTGCAATGCGATCTTGTTCTTCCGAACTCACAAGTAAAAACCCGCATAGGAGGTGCGCATGGCCTATAAAGTTGGCTCCACCATTGTCATTGATGATGCTGGCAATATCCCTTGGGATCGCATTACTGGTGTGCCTGCCGCCACGGGGCTGATCATCGGGGAATATACCCGCGGCGCCCATGAATACAAAACCGCAGGCGCCGGCGACATCCTGCAAAGCACGGTCTACAAGGGCCTCGAGTTTGACAGCACAAGCGCCTATCACGAGTTTTATCTGCGCACCTACGTAAACTGCAATTGCGATTGTAATTGTTACTGCTGATGGAGGTGCGCAAAAGCACGGCCATGCTTTGGCCGACCAACGTCGCCTTTTACGAGATGCTGGGTGCTGAGAAGCAAATGGCCGAAATTGCTGTGGCGGCCGAGCAAACGCCCACCGCTCATTTGAAATCTGCATCCGAACGCCGGGTCCGGGGTATCATGTCCCAGTTCCCGGATATTCTGGGCCATATCCGCGATTACATATCGGATTATTTGGATGGCTGGGATCACCTGCTTGATCCCGACTATTGTGAAAACCGTGCCCTGTTGATCGGGGATCGCGCCCACATCAACACACATGCGGATAATCGCGAGGGCGACGTGACGGCGGTGCTGTTTCTGACCGGACAGGGAGAGGGTCAGCCAATCAATTCGGTAGGTAATCCTCGATTTGTGTTGGAGGATCCCAGCCGGTTTGCCGATCAGGCCCGGCTGCCGTTCGAGGCGCGACCGGGTTTTTCGATCAACCCACGGCCCGGGCTGCTGGTCATCTTTCCCAGCCATATTCCTCACAACCAGCACCCTTACGCGGGAGACTCTACCCATGTGCAGGTGGTGCTGAATTTTCGCCTGAATATCCCGGAAGACCTTCAAGAGGAGTTGTTTGACTGATGTGGTTTGATTTATCTATGCAGGCGCGAAACGGCAGCAAAAGCTTAATCCGCTACAATCCTCATACATCGGAAGTTGAAGGTATTAAACTGGCCCACA